CCTTTTTTTATTTTATTATAGCTTTTTTTTTTGAAAAAGAAAAGTATTTTTTTTTGAAAAGTGAAATTTTTTTCCCCTTTGCAAACCCATGAATAGCAAGGACTTGCGGGATTTGGGTATTTTTAAGCAAAAATATTTTTATTTTTTTTTTGAAAAATTTTTAAATTTTTTTTTGATAATCGCCCACGCAAATCCTTGAGCCTCATGGCTTTCCCTGCACTAGCGTTACCTGGCCACGCAAACCCATGGATAGCAAGGATTTGCAAGGAAAAAATTAGTTCCTGCTGCAAAGACACAATCTTCATGGGGTAGAACACGAGAAACATGCAAGTCCTTGTATATCAGTATCTTTAACAAGCCATTTTTCAAGCTTAAAAACAGCTCTTTTTTTTTGGTGAGCAAAAAAAGTTTTTTCACTCAACTCTTCAAAACATCTTTTCTTTGCTCTTATAACATCTTTTCCTAACTCTTCAAAACATCTTTCCTTTGTTCTCTCAAGCAAAACATAGAAATCTGGGCTCGGCTTCCTAACTCTTCAAAACATAGTTTCTTTGTTCTCTCAAGCAAAAACACAGAAATCTGGTGCTCGGCTTCCTACAGGTTCCTCTCTGTTCTCTTCTTATAAACAATTCTGGCCATGGTGTTTTTAAAATAATTTGGAAAAACAAAAATAATTTTGGGTAAAACAAAACTGCAACAGCTTCTAAAGACTTTATATATATAGAAGGGAAAAATTTTTTGAGGAGTGTAAATGGCGGTATTAAAAAGAGATAGCAGAAAACCAAAAAATACCAAACCTCAAGGAAGAACAGAAAAGTTCACAAAAGAGATAGGGATGTATATCTGTGAACAGCTGATGCAAGGTAGAGCTATCGTTGATATTTGTAAAGATGATGGGGTTCCTTCTATCCCAACTATTTATGGGTGGCTCAACCGAGACAGTAGTACGTTTAAGCCAAATTTTCTTAAATCGTATGTGGAAGCACGAGAGATACAAGCCGAAGTATTAGCTGACCAGATTCTGTCAATTTCTGATAATAAAACAAAAGATTACTATATAAAAGAAACTGTAGGAAAGAACGGAAAGAAAACTTCTGTAAAGGTTCTGAATGAAGACCATATACGGTCAAGAGCCTTGCAGGTGGAGAGCCGGAAATGGTTGGCAGCCCACCTGCTGCCGAGAAAGTTTTCTGATAGGGTTCAACTAACAGGAGCTGATGGTAAGGATTTGTCTCTAGCAGCTCCTACAAAGGTAGTTTTCAATTTCATAAAGAGTGAAGCAGATGACGACTGAAATCCAAGTTGACATCCCAGAAGCTTTTCAGTTTCTGCTACAGCCATCAAGATACAAGTCTGCTTATGGCGGAAGAGGTAGGGGTGCCACTTGGTCTTTTGCAAGGGTGCTAGCTACAATAGCATCATTCCAAAAGAAGAGAATCCTTTGCACAAGAGAATTTCAAACAAGTATCAGAGATTCAGTCCACAAGGTTTTGGCAGACCAAATAGATTCTCTTGGTTTGTCTCCCTATTACGAAATCACAAGAACAGAGATTAGAAGTAAAGTAGGGAGTGAATTCATATTCAGAGGACTACAATTCCCAGCTGAAATAAAATCAATCGAAGGAATTGATATTGTGTGGCTGGAAGAAGCTCAAGGAACATCAGAGGAAAGCTGGAGCTTCCTGATTCCTACTATACGCAAAGAAAATTCAGAGATTTGGTTGAGTTGGAATACTGGCGAGGAAACAGACGCCACATACCAGAGATTTGTGAAGAACAAACCTGATAACTGTATATCAAAACTTTTAACCTATCGTGATAATCCTTACTTTCCTGATGTGTTAAGGAAAGAAATGGAATACTGTAAGCGAGTTGATTATCAGGCTTACTTACATATATGGGAAGGGAATCCACGAAAGATATCTGACGCAGTAGTATTTAAAGATAAGTTTGTAATAGAAGATTTTGAAGCTCCTGAAGGAGTAAAGTTTTATTACGGAGCTGACTGGGGATTTGCCTCTGACCCTGTTGCTTTAGTGCGGTGTTATGTTCTGGATAATGATTTGTATATTGACTATGAAGCCTGTGGAATTGGAGTTGAGCTTGAGGAGATAGAAGAGTTATTTGACGAAGTGCCAGGTTCAAGAAACCACAAGATATCAGCAGACAGCTCAAGACCAGAAACCATTTCCTATGTCAAGAGAAAAGGTTTTCCTGTTGTAGCCTGTAGGAAATTCAAGGGAAGTAAAAAGGGCTTTGTCCAGGATGGGGTGGATTATATTCGGAAGTTTGAGAAGATACATATTCATCACCGCTGTAAGAATGTGAAGAGGGAGTTTGAAAATTATTCCTACAAGGTTGACAAGCGGCAGATTGACCCTGATACCGGCAATCCAAGAATTCTTCCTATTCTTATGGACTCCTTTAATCATTGCATTGATGCCTTGCGTTATGCTTTAGAAGACTTAATCCAATTTAAAGGCCATGATTGGGTAAAGGTGATTGGTGATGAGTGAATCGAATATATATGCAAGGCGTAAGAGCTTATAGAGATTTTAAAAGGTTTAAACTAATGCCTGTTTGTGTGTATCCTGAAAATTCAAAAGAAAGACAATTGTGGCAAGCTGGTTGGGATAAGGCTGAAGAAATTTATAAAACAGTAAAAGAAGCAGAGGAGAAATATTTAAAATGCTATCAGAACTAATTGATGTTGTAGGCGGCAGGATAGTTGCAAGACACAGAGTTGAAGGTCGTCTTGTAAATGATGCTTCAGAAAGCAAACAAATAAACCCTGAATGGACAAAGATATATGGAGAAATGAGAGCTCTTGAAGCAAAAGAAGATTCTTTAAGCACAGTTGAAATCAGACATCGCTCCGAGCCAGATTCAGAGCGCAACGTGGCTTTAAGGAAAATCAGAGCTCAAATAGGACAGTTAAGAGATAAACTGTCAAGAGTAAAAAAGTTTACAGATGCAGATTCCAGTCGCATCAAAACAGTTGACCAAATTTATAAGGGGTTTATGATTTACAAATCTGGCAAAGCTCCTGCTGAATTTACTGCAATAAAAGAAAATTTACAATATCAAGGCTCAAAGGACGAGGTTTACAGACAGATTGATAAGTATTGGGAAGAAGAAGATGCTAGGGTAGTATCAAGAAACACGAGTGATGCAAAGAAAAAAGTTTTTGTGGTCGTTAATAATGAGTTTAACAGAGCCAATTATAAAGATTTGATAGGTAAGGAATTTGACTCTCCACCGGCATATGCACAGGTGAAGGTAGTTGAAAAGGAACACACGAGTGATAAAAGAAGATGGCATCCAAGATGGAAAATTAAAGGTGATAGAAGGTCGGTAAAAGACTCAGAGGATTTATTTGATGTTAGAAATATTGAAAAAGATTCAAAAGCAAATAATGATTTCAGACGGGTATTATTTACGGCTGATAGATTACAATTAGTCTTAATGTGTTTGAATCCTGGTGAAGAAATCGGCGAAGAAGTTCATCCAGAAACAGACCAATTTTTCAGGATTGAGGAAGGGAGAGGTAAGGCTGTACTTAATGGCAAGGAGATTTTTATACAAGATGGCACAACCATCGTTGTTAAAGCGGGGTGTGTCCATAACATCATAAACAACTCCGACGCTTCATTAAAGCTTTACAGCCTATACTCTCCTCCTCATCATCAAGAAGGGCTGATTGAAGAGAATAAATCAGATGAGACGTTTTAATTACAAAGGAATGATTATTGTAGTAGAGAATGAAATTGGTTCTGTTAGAGAAGGAGTTGATAGAACAGGCAAACCATGGAAAACCCGATTCTATTATCCTTATGGTTATGTTGAAGGAACAGTAGGAAGAGATGGGGATGGAGTTGATTGCTTTATGGGACCTTTTCCAGAATCTGATTCAGTTTACATAATCCACCAGATAAGAGAAGACGGACTTTATGATGAGGACAAGTGTATGCTTGGATTTAGGGATAAGCTATCGGCCAGAGACGCCTACCTAGCCCATTTTAATACACAAGATTTTATCGGTAAGATAACAGAAATGCCTGTTTATGAATTTGCGTATAAAGTAAAAAGTGAAGGCAGAAAAGGCATAGGAAAGAATGATGTCAAGTAAATTAACAGAGGATTCTTTCAATAATTTTGTTGCAAAGCTAGGTTTAGGACCACAGAATTTACAGAGCTTTGGCGGTTACTCAGCATCCCCATTTATTTCAAGAGACAGACAGTTGTTAGAATCCGCATACAGAAGCTCCTGGATTGTAGGTCAGGTGGTTGATACTGTAGCTGAAGACATGACAAGAGAAGGAGTAACAATCAGCACAAAGATTTCACCCGATGAAATAAAACAACTTCAGGCGGCAATGACGCACTTGAAAATAATGCCTGCTCTTGCTGATACAATTCGATGGGCAAGACTGTATGGTGGAGCGATAGCTGTTATACTTACTGAAGGTGCTGATTATTCAAAACCACTAAATCTAGAAGCTATAAGCAAAAACAGATTTAAAGGTCTGCTTGTTCTAGATAGATGGATGGTAGAGCCATCATTTGGTGATTTGATTACTGAAATTGGAATTGATATGGGTATGCCTAAATATTATACTGTAGTAACAGGCATGCCGGCACTATCAGGCCAGAAAATTCATTATAGTAGAGTGATAAGATTTGACGGTATTATTTTACCATATTATCAAAAGATGACTGAAAATCTTTGGGGCTTGTCTGTTGTTGAAAGAATGTTTGACCGTTTAATTGCTTATGATTCAGCAACAGCAGGAGCATCGCAATTACTCCATAAAGCTCATTTGAGAACGATTAGCGTAGATGGATTCAGAGATGCATTGGCGATGGGAGGTAAAACTGAAGGAGCGGTTATCAAGCAGTTTAATTATATTCGCTTGCTACAAACGATGGAAGGACTTACCGTGCTCGATGGAAAAGACCAATTCCAAACTCATACTTATTCGTTTTCTGGAATTTCTGATTTGCTGATTCAATTTGGTCAACAGATATCAGGTTCAACAGGGATTCCATTGGTTAGATTGTTTGGTCAATCGCCAGCAGGATTATCATCAACAGGTGAATCTGATTTGCGCAACTATTATGACCATATCAATAAGCTTCAAGAGAACCAGATGAGAGTGCCGATGCAGAAAATTCTTGATGTTCTGTGCCGGTCTGAATTGTGTAAAGAATTGCCTAAAGATTTGGAATTTGATTTCTCTCCTCTTTGGCAATTATCTAATTTAGAAAAATCACAAGTTGCTGCTTCTGATGTGAGTGCAATCTCTTCCGCTTACTCTTCAGGCATCATAACCAAGAAGATAGCGATGAAGGAGCTTGCAGAAAACTCAAGAACAACAGGTCGTTTTACAAACATATCTGATGAAGATATTGAAAACGCAAAAGAAGATGCTCCGGGAATGGCTGGTGAGGAAAATCCGTTTGAGGGTATGATGGGTGGGGAGGAAGGAGAAGAAGAGGAAAACGAGCACAGAGACACGCTTGAAGATGATGCCTCTGAGAAAAGCTCTTTTGGCAAGAAACCACCTACTCCTGAAGACACAGAGAAAATCCTTGAAGATTTGAAACACAGATTAGAAATTTTAGGCGGGGTTGATTTTGAAAAAGATTCTTTAGAAGAACTGAAGGAAAAGCTTAGATTCTTGAATGAGAAGGAAACTGTTGAAAAAATGCCTGCTAAAGATAGAGCATTTTTTAAAGATGGATTTGCTAGCAAAATATTAAAACCTTTGGTTGCTCTTGGTATTGTCTGGAAAATATTCGGTGGCGGAGAGAAGAAGCTCACTGCTAAAGAACGTGTTGAAAGAATGATGGGCAAGAGTTCTGATGAAAAGCCCATGACCAAAAAGGAAACGCTGGATGCTATTAAAAAAGAATTTGAAGCATTGCGTAAAACGGTTGACGAACAATTAAAAGCTCCCAAAGGCGGTGTAACAATAAAAGGTAAATTTTTTGAGGGTGGGCAATTTATTCCTAATGAAGGTGGATATGCTGAAGCTTATAAAAAAATGAAGGAAAAAGAGCCTCAGGAAATTGAAAAAGTATCTGAAAGAAGCGATGGGCGTGGGGTTGTTCCAACAGAAAAGACAAAACATATCCAAAAACAGTTTATAGTAAGAACTCCTCAACAGAATAAACATGATGTTGTGACTAAACTAGAAAAGAAAACAGGTATAGAATATAGTATTATAAATAATCATGTTAGATTTTGGGCTGAAACTTCTGCGGATAAGCATCCTGAATCATTGGGATTGCAGTTTGTGGCTAAAGATATCTTTAAGGTGGGTGCAATATCTCATTTAAATAAAAGTAAGGCTAAAAAAACTGAAATAAAAGAAAAGTTTATAAAAGCTATTTATGGGGAGACTCAAGAGTGGTTTAAAGAACAAGGGTTCGAACCTGATGATGAAATAACGTTGTATAGAGGTGTGAAAGATAAGATTGTAGATGGTGAATATTCTTTGCAGCCATTGTCTTCTTTTTCGTTTTCAAAAAATATTGCAAAAGGATTTGCAGAAGGATTCGCAGAAGGAGAAGATAGTGGCACTACTTTTGTTGCTAAAATACCAATTAAATATGTATTTTCAACACCTTTAACAGGCATCGGTTGTACTGATGAATATGAAGTAGTTGTTGTGGGGCATGATATTGATATTCATGTTGTAAATGATATAGCAATTCATAAAAATAGTGATTTTAAAAAGGTTAATAAATTTGATGACGTTATTATAATGCCGGGTTTTGAAACTTTAAAAGGGGCTCCTGAAATAGTTGGCGGCGATTTTAACTGTTCGTATAATAGTTTAAAGTCGTTAGAAGGTGCTCCAAAAGAAGTAGGGGGCAATTTTAATTGCTCGTTTAATAAAATAACATCGTTAAAAGGAGCTCCTAAAGAAGTGGTTGGCAATTTTATTTGCGCAGATAATGATTTAACGTCGTTAGAAGGCTGCCCTAAAGAAGTAGGTGGTAATTTTATTTGTGCAGATAATAGTTTAACGTCGTTAAAAGGCTGTCCAAAAGAAGTAGGTGGTGATTTTAACTGTTCGTATAATAGTTTAAAGTCGTTAGAAGGCTGTCCTAAAGAAGTAGGCGGAGATTTTGATTGCTCGATTAATGATTTAACGTCGTTAAAAGGAGCTCCTAAAGAAGTAGGTGGTGATTTTAACTGTTCGTATAATAGTTTAAAGTCGTTAGAAGGCTGTCCTAAAGAAGTAGGCGGAGATTTTGATTGCTCGGCTAACGATTTATTAAAGTCGTTAGAAGGCTGTCCTAAAGAAGTGGTTGGTAATTTTAATTGCTCGTTTAATAATTTAACGTCGTTAGAAGGTGCTCCTGAAATAGTTGGTGGAAATTTTGATTGTGCATTTAATAAAAAATTAAAATCGTTAGAAGGCTGTCCTAAAGAAGTAGGTGGAGATTTTTATTATTCAGGTCCATTTACAGAAGAAGATATCAGAAAAGTTTGTAATGTTAAAGGTCGAGTAATGTTAAAGGCTGAATAATAAAACTAATTTAAAAAGGAGTATTGAAATGGCAGAACTAATAAATTTAGATGAGAAACTTGAAAATGCAGATTGGATAAAACAGACATGGGACTTGCCTCCTATCGGGAGCAAAGAGTTTGATGAGCATTTGAAAAGAACAGGTCAGACTCTTGAGGATTTTAAACATTTACCGGTTTACAAAAATCTTCAGAAGAAGATTAAGGCTAATATTAGAAAAGTAGCTAAAGAAAGAAAATAAATGCTGACATTAGTAAACCCGACATTCACAATAGACACTCCGCATAAAAAGAAAAAGCGGGAAACAGCACCGGCTAAAGGGCTTGAAAATAAATATTCAAGAAGCCTTGAAACTGTTGCTGAAGAAGTGGAGAGGATTATAAAAAGGAATTTAAAAAAGTTAACTCCTCAAGCAGTCAATAAGACTATAAGAGAGTTAACCAAATATAGTGGTAAATTATTTGACTGGTCGAAATGGATTTCTTCTACAATTATTTATGCTGCAAATAACGATTCGGAAAAAGTATGGAGTAATATTTCTCGGACAATGTCTTATGAGTTAAAGAGGAAAATAAATAAAGCTCCCGTAGGGACTCTAATGAAACAATATTTAGACGACCAGGTGAAGCTTATTACTTCTATGCCTTTGACTGCTGCACAGAAGGTTCATGACTTGCTTCTAGGAAAACAATTGATTGAAGGCAAAAGAGCGACCACACTTGAAGAAGAGATAATGAGGATTGGTAATATAACCAGAAATAGAGCAAGACTGATAGCCAGGACTGAAACATCAAAAATAACAACCGGTCTTACTATGGCAAGAGCAAAGGCTATTGGTGTTGATTGGTATATATGGAGAACATCAGAGGATATAAGAGTAAGAAGTTCACATAAAGTTATGCAAGACGTTTTGGTTAGTTGGGGCGACCCTCCCAGCCCCGAAAAGTTGGAAGGGAAAAAATCTTATGGGACTTACCATGCTGGTTCAACTTTTAATTGTCGATGTTATCCTGAGCCGGTTGTTGACCTTGAGGACATTAAGTTTCCAGCGAAGGTTTATAAAAATGGTGTAATAACAAGAATGGCTAGGGCAAAGTTTTTGTCGATTGCAGGCGGAATTGTTGAAAATAATAAATACGCACATTAGGAGAAGGAAAATGTTAGAGAAAAGAGCTAGTAGAGTAAAGGATGCTAGGAGACCTTTTAAGGGTGAAAGAGTCCTGATGTCATTTGCCGAGTTACAGGAGCTTGTTAATAGGGGATGGAAAATAGTTAATGCACCATCTATAAATTCTTTAAGAATAGGCTCAATTGGAACAATAAGAGACCTTAACGGAGACCTAGACCTTGATGTTATTAGATTTAAGGTTAAGGATAGCAAAATAAAAGACGCTAACCCCGATGGGACTGTTAGTCCTGATGAAGAATGGAGAAGTAAAGAGCTGGTCCAGAAAGCTACCCGTCTTAAGCAGGAGCTGAAAAGAGAAGCATATGAGATTGGCGGCAGCTTTAGAGGACCGGGAATATGGAGAGAGGTAAGGATGGAGCTTACGAAGGATTCCAAAACAAAGGATAATGTTCCTCATCCATTTTCTCCTTCTGATTTAAAGTTTACAATAAGGGGCGAGAAAAGTGAGCATTTGTACCCACAGTTCGCCCAGGCGATGCAACAAAAGGGTTACAACATTGATTTAAACAAGGTGAAGCGCATGTTAGGGTATAGAGATTCGGCAATATCAAGGGAAGAGGAAGAACGACTCAAAGATTTGAAACGTCAGCTCGCGCAAGCCAAACAAATTGGTGGAGACAAGGATTATGAAATAGAACTCGAAGAAGAAATCAAAAAAATAGAATCAAGGAAAGCTGAATCAGGTGATTGTAAAATGAAAGATTCAAGAACTAAAGACCATTGGCATACACATAGCAGAAGAGGCGGTTATGTGATTTACGAAGGCGCAGGAACTGATGGTGGGCGTTGGAAAGTTGAAGGTAACGGGGAAAGAGTAATTTTCCAATCGTTAGAGGATGCAGAAGAACACGTCAAATTGTCTGGTGATTCAAAAACAAGGGACAAGGAACCGTTAAGAGAGAACATGCTGATTGTAGATGAAGAAAAATGGGGTCTTTTTATGTCAGGAGGAAGTATTGGAGAAAGACATGACCCATATAGTCCTAAGAGAACTGGAACAGAACAGGAAATGAAAGAAACTGCAAAGAGATACAATTCTCAACTGACACCTGGAGAAAAACATTACTATAAAATTAGATATTACGCCAGGAAATTACCTTCGCAGGATTCTAAAACATCTGATATTGGTCTTCAAGGTGCTTGCGGTGGAGTAAGGAAGTTTGACGGTTCTGGAAAAGGGGTCGGTAATTTTAGTAAAGTTTCGACTGATATGCGTAAACTTTATACTCCTGGTCAAGCCGCAAGGATTAGAGAATTAGAAAAAGCCATTGCAGTTAATAAAAAAGCTGGATTTACAGAACTTGTTAAAAGGCAAGAAGAAGAACTTGAAAAAGAAAAATCTTATGACCCAATAACAGTTCGAGACTCCCTCTATAAAGGTCAAACCTTGACAGCGATTAAAGAAGGGCAAGGTGTAAGAATAGGGGAATCTTATACGGTGGTAGGGGTGGAAGAGCCAATTAATCAAGTGATTGAAGCGGGAGCGACCCCATCAATTGTTTATAAGTTGCAAGATTCTTCTGGAAATATTTTAGTGATTTCAGGCGGGGAGGATTTGTTTCACATAGCTCATGGTGAGATAGAGCCGGTTGAAGATTTTACTGATATTTATACAAAAGGCGAAGCTCTGACTGCCAAGATTGGCGAGATTCAAAAGAACATGGATGCTGCCAGGAAGATGGGTTACAGCGTTGACCAGTACCAGAGTGAGATTGATAAGTTGCAAACAAAAGATGAGGACTATACAATTCAGTATAAAAATTGGGAAATCAACATTGTGAATCGAGGAGATTACTGGGAAGCCGAGGCTTTCCATAATACGAACATGAGAAAAGAAATGCTGTCTTCTAAAGGACTAGATTTTTTGAAAGTTGAGCAAGACATAAAGAAACAAATTGATATGGTGAAAGATACTTACACAGGTGACCCATTAACTGAAAAAGGCAAAAAGATAATGGGAGCTATGAAAGAGCAGTATGGAGAGAAGGAAGGCGAGCAGGTTTTTTATGCATCTAAAAATAAAGGAGCAATCACTGGCGTAGATAGAAAAACAAAAGACTCTAAAGTTATGATTGAAATGGGGAGAATAAATGGTATAAAATATACTATTGAAGAAGTTCGTGAACCTGGTAGCCCTTCTTTTTATGTAGGAAAAAGTGATTTAGATGATGAAGTTATTGTAGATAAGCTTCTTCCTCTAGTTAGAAATGATTTGACGAGTTGGATTAAAAGGCATACAAAGGATTCTGATATCAGGAGACAGGTTGAGAAAAAATTACAAAGAAAGGGAACGATTTCTGGCGTTGATTCAAAAACAAAGGATTTAGATTTGATATATCCTGAAGATTTTAAAAAATATGGTTGGATTATCAGACAAAATGGAGGAAAAATAATTGCCAAGCATCCACAGTATGGCTTAACTTATGAAGGTAGCCCATACGAGATTATTGGCAAACTTAGGACATGGTTGACTGATTATACTATAATGAACATGATAAAAGAATCTGGAAATAGAAAAACAAAAGATTCTGATATCAGGAGACAGGTTGAGAAAAAATTACAAAGAATAGGGTTTAGGTTTACAAACTATATTATGCAAGGGACACCACATGAAGAAAGTGTTCTTGTAAAAAAAGATAAATTTGGAGGAATTACTGCTCAAGTTGATAACAACGGGAATGTTAATGGGATGTCTGTAGAACAATTTTTAGAAAGATTTAAGTAGTAGGAGGTAGCATGGCAAGGTTTTATGTTACAGAAAGGTTAAGCGAGCACATCGGAGAAACTCCAGAAGGTTTTCTAATTTGTAAGGATGTGCCTCTTACCAGAATAGGAGAATTTGATTACACTGCCGCTGAAGTGCCTGTTGAGGGCGGTTTAGATGGTGTAGTAAAAATTCAAAGAGATGAAGATGAAGTGTTCAGTGAAAGAGCCATAGCTTCCTTTGAGGGAAAACCTTTAGTCATCAATCATCCTGATGGAGTAGTGACCCCAGAGAACTGGAAAAACCTATCCCACGGCTATGTCCAGAATGTCCGTCGTGGTGATGGTGAAATGGAAGATATGCTTTTAGGGGATATTTTAGTGACCACAAAAGAAGCTATTGATTTGGTTAAGTCAGGTTTGAGAGAAGTTTCTTTGGGCTATGACGCTGAATACGAACAGATAGAAAAAGGAAGAGGAAGACAGAGCAATATTGTTGGCAACCATGTTGCTCTGGTAAATAAAGGAAGAGCGGGTTCACGATGTGCTATCCAAGATGAGGATAGTGTAAATAATAACATTATTATAACTAGGGAGGATGTAAACACTATGAGACCAAAAGAACTTTTCAAACGCATCTTTCCTAAATCAAGGTTTGCAGACTCTCTAGAGGATGCTGATTTAGGAGAGCCGACTTCTGTAGAGGGAGCGGATGATGCGGAAAAGGCACAGCAGGCGGCAGCTGAAGCAAAAGAAGCTGCTGAAAAGGCTGTTGCAGCGGCAGAGGAAGCGAGTGCGGCAGCACAAGCGGTATCAGAAAACAAACCTACAGAAGTAGAAGAAACAGAAGGAGGTGAGGAAGAAGTAGGCGACCAAGAAGGTGGTGCGACTGGTATTGAAGAAATATCGGCACGATTGGACAAAATCGAAAATCTTATTCAACGTCTGTTTGACTTGGTTGGTGAAGATTCTGGTGGTAGTGGCGAAATGGAATCCCAAACTGATTCTGAAGCAAAGCTTGATGAAGAAAAAGAGGACGGACTCTTTGTAGAGGATGAGGACGAGCGTGAAGAAGGTTGGGAAGAAGAGGAAGAAGAATTTCAGGAGGTAGCTGGTGATGCGGAAATTATTGACCCTGATATTGTTCTTTCAAAACCCACCGGTGATAAGGCAGCTTATTACAATAGAGTTAGAAGGACTGCTCTTTCTAATGCTCTGACTGGTGACCATGCTGCTACTATTTATCCTTTGCTGAAAGGTAAAGATATAAAAGCCCTAAAGCCGGCAGAGTTGAAGGGAGTATTTGTTGCTGCCAGCCGGATGATTGCGGCAACTAGGGATTCAAAAGTTCAGAAAAAGTCTTTTGATTCTAAAGGTTATTTTAGACAGACCAGTTCTGAAATTGCTAAAATAGCTGCAAGAAACAAAGAATTTTGGAAAAAATAAATTAGGAGGAAAGTATAATGAGTAATGTTTTTTACAAAAGAATGCCTGCTGGAATTGCAGGAGATGTGACAAGAAGAGAGCACGCAACCATTGAACCGCAGATGATGAATTCTGCAAAGCCGGTTAAGCTGTATGGTGTGCCTGTAAAAATGGTAAATGGAAAGATTGAGCCAATTAATTACAGCTCTGATGCAGCTGCAAGTGTTTATGGATTTGCGGTTCGTCCCTTCCCGATTCAGTCAGCAGGCGGAACTGGTGATGCTAAAGGTGGTGGGATTCCCCCGATTGGTTTGCCGCTTGATATTCTGCGTCGTGGTTATATGACTGTGAAGGTTCAGAAAGGAACTCCGGTTAAAAATGCTACCGTTTATGTAAGGAAAGATGGCG